GACAAACTCCAAATTGACAAAACAACGGTTATCCAGAATTTTATCGATTTTATCGGAATGTCAGTCTCACATCCACTCTACCCCAATGAAGAAAAATTCAAGCGTATGATGTTTATGATACCACATCATTATGACTGGTTCGTAATTCCCCTAAAGGTAGCCGAGGAACATCTTTTGCATAGACACGGGGATTCATTGGATGATCAATTATTTTGAGTAGTGCTAAACCATTGGTCAATCTACTCCGAAATGTCATAAGTTTTCTTGACGTACTAAATTAAAAGAATTATCATTAGGCGACAATGAGACTTCCAGGGTAATTGTTAGATTCTCTAAGATATTTACCGCCAATTCCCTTACGAGGTTTGATCTTTAAGATAAGAATACAATAGCATTTATGACATAATTGATGTAATTCCCAATTTTTGGCTCGAGGAGATTTTGAGTTCTTGTAACAATTCGTACCTAATTTATGTCCTAAACAAGTAGCCACTCGTATTATTCTAGGAACAAAATTACTTATAAACTGACTACCGACGACTTTTCTTACGTATAGGTGTAATTTGATAAGCTGTTGGATTGTAATTTTGATCTGCAATTAGGCAATAAATTATAGACATAACCGAGTCAGCTGGGTGATTAAAGAGCTTTACAGCTCGTTGTCGTGGGTCTTCTACCTTAATTTCTTGTACTTCTTCGAGATCCTTACGGGTAATTGCTGTCAGATCGTCCATAAGGAAATCTACTTCCCAGTCATAATGATGTGGTATCATAAACATCATACGCTTGAATTTTTCTTCATTGGGGTAGAGTGGATGTGAGACTGACATTCCGATAAAATCGATAAAATTCTGGATAACCGTTGTTTTGTCAATTTGGAGTTTGTCTTGTTCAATTCCATGCTCATCAGTATTCTGACTGTACTCCTGCATTGGTTTAACTTCATTTCCAATTGTCTGACAGCCTCTGAATTTGAATCTGCCAATGCCCTCGAATTTGTTATCATGGCTATCTCTACCTCCTCCTTGTATTACTGGTACTTGGTCTTGTCCATATCCCCAGTCCCCGACTGCACAGTCCACTGTATAACGAGCAAACAGATCTGCAAGATATCTAGCCTGATCGAGAGGGTGTTCAGGTGGCCGTGGGTCAATCCAGACAAGCTGAAACCTATTACTCTTACGCCAATGAATAATAATTGTAGCAACAGTTTTCGACGAGCCACTCGCACTAGATCCGAAATCGACACCGCCTAATATTACAATCTCATTTCCATATATGGCTTTTAGATCTTGCACCTGACCGGGCTGTAATAATTTTAAATCGTTGACGTAACAAGCCTCAACCATTTCGGGAGTGATAGGACGTCTTTCAGCTTTGTAAAATTCAGCGGTACAGTGTGACATATACATTGATAGTGGATAGTGTTTCTTTTGATACTCTATTGATAGCTCAGGTTGGACACGATATTTGTTAACCGCATCGGAAATGGTAAGTGGCACGTGTGGGAACATCGATTGAGGAAAGTGATAACCGCGATAGTCAACGTTCGTAGGGTTTTGTGCAACCCATTTTCCAGCAAGTATCTTTTGTAACTTGTCGGTGTCATTAACAATCTCACCGTAAGCGTCGAATTGTAATTTGTCGCGCCAATCATCGTTATCGTATTTCCATTCGCGCTGATCTGTTCGCTTCCAGAGTTTGTAATAGTCGCTCCCTGCCTCTCCTCCGATTCCGAAACAATAGAAACGTCCATGCGTCTTGGACAAGGAATAGAAAGCCACTGGTAAAAATCCGACGTCTTGCGCTTGAGCTTCGTCCAGGATAAGAACTGCATTAGACTTTCCTTCAACTGCGTGATACTTATTTTCATCGGTAACAAGATAAGCGACAGATCCATTTAGAATTTTAATTCGTCCGACGTTAGCCTTACCGTGTGGTAAGTAACGTTCCAATTTTGGATTAGCCAAAAATGTTTCTTGACGTAATCTTTGCTCAGAAAATGCTGATCGGTGTAAGTCATCGTCAGCTACATAGGTTACTTCGCACCCTGGATATTCTAGCATTGTTTTTGCAATTAGTGTACTTGCGTTAGTTGTCTTGTAAGTTTGTCGTGCATTTACAAACATGATGTGTCTGTGTGGATCTGCAAGTGGTTCGATCCAAAATGGATCTTTGTCAAAGTTTAATGGTTTCTTGCCAATCTTGGGACGAAACTCACGGACAAACTCTTGAAAGTCACTAGGTATGTTATCAGGTAAACCCTTTTTTCTAATCTCGTTTATCCGATCTTCTATTCTTCGGATGCGAAAATCATCGGAGTGCAAACTTTGTTCGCTCGTCCACGTCAGATATGACAACTGGGTTCATACCCATGGCCAATGATTCTGGATCTGCTCTTTCTAGTATTTTTTCTATTTCTTCTACTCTCTTTGTCATATCGAAGGTCTTTTGAATACTTGCGTAAATCTGAGCCTGGTAGCCCATAGCCTGAGATAATTTAATTATTAGATTAATGTCCTTTTCATCACCCTTTTTTTCTTCCTCATTGAAATATTTTGAAAGTACGTCCAAGTTGTTTATTACAAGTTTGCCTACGTGTTCGGGGTTTGACCATGCTTTTTCCATGAGATCACTCAAAATTAATGATTTAAAGTTGTTTTTACTTTTTTAGGTGTAAATCTAGCCTACCCTCGATTCTGCCTATACATCTGTTCATTTTGAACTGCATACCAATTATGACCGAGGCTACTCCAGCGAGTCCTAGCATGACCTCGGTTTCCATAAAAGAAGTGAGGCTTTATTGTTTATAGTAGTTTAGTTATCTTCACTACAATCAATATCGTGATCTCCATCAAGTCCACCACATTCGATACATTCAGACAAAACTATCCATGCTCACGTTTTCTTTAGGTAAAAGTCTTTTACGAATAATATCCACATAATCAGGATTTATTTCGATTCCTAACCATTTACGGTTTAAGTTTAGAGCTGCAAGTGCAACAGTCCCAGCTCCCATAAATGGATCGAATACGACACCTCCTGGAGGACACGCACATCTAATAATTTTCTCAGGTAATTCTAATGGAAAAGTCGCAAAGTGAGCTTCAATGAATGGTTTAGGATTAATATTAAAAATATCGCCTGGATTCTTACCGAGTGGATTGTTAAGACATGAATCATGTTCATAACCTTCATCGAGTCGTCTAGTAGCCATTCTTTCTTTTAATGAGACTGCTTGACCTTGAGAGCCAATATCCTTGTAGGTTGACTTTTCTTGTAAGTTATTCCATTCCGGCCAATCTGATTTACCCTCTAATCTGTTTCGATGAATATCTTGAGTAGTTTGACCTGGTACCTCTGACATTTTTCTTGCAGCTTCTTCCATGTGCTTTTGAATATCACCGCCAGTTCCGAAATGTGATCTTTCGCCAGGTTGATAGTTACCAATTTCTTCCTCGGTAGCGTGAGCCTGAATCATAGCTCCATCTAATCCCATTTGATTTAATTTCTTAGCGTCACGTATTCTTCGGTTAAATGGACGATATCCCTCAGATAGAGGTCTTTCCCTTACCGCGTCAAGATCAAAATAATATTTTCTGCTTTTAACGAAAAAGAAGATAGACTCCCATTTGTTTTGGAATCTATCTTTAACCGAAGTTGGCATCGCATTTGATTTAGCCCATACAATACTATTTCTGGCGGTCCACCCAGCGTCAATACATCTTATATAGAATCTTTCAGGAATACCAATTCTACTTTTTTCATATCCCTTGATAGGATCGGTTTCTTGTTTTACAGCTACCATTTTGTTATCTTCGTTACTTCTATGAGATCCATAACAATCACCTAGGTTAATCCATGCAGATCCGGTTTTTTTGAGGATTCTTTTCATTTCGACCATTAACTTATCGAGTTTGTCCAAATAGGTATGAAAGTCACGTTCTAGTCCCCATTGTGGGTCTTCGTAAGAAGCCCTACATTCTGGACACCAGTCAGCGCTAAATTGTCTTTCGTCGCCAAAAGTCCCCTCACCTAACTTTTCTTCCATCCATTCATTGGATTTTCTTTCGGCTCGGGTTTTTCTCTTTATCGATAAATGTTCACAATTGGGATTTGTACCACCTACCCATTTACCAGTCCCGTAATCTCTTAGTCCCCAGTATGGTGGAGACGATATACAGCAATCGACTGATTCTTTAGGAATTGTCTTAATTTGTTGTAGGACATCTCCGACAAGTAAATTACCATTATGCCACTCTTTTTCGTTTGTCATCGTTCTCCGTCCATAATGCTTTATTCTTATTGTGGTATTCAACTGTATCGTGACCTTTTCCTTCTGCAATACGTCTAACTAACTCTTTAGCTCGCCATTTTAGGAAGGCTGGCGTCATTCCCTTACCAGTCACTTTAGAATCTCCCCACAGATAAACATCCATTCTTTTTTGAATGATTTATCCTGTACTGTTAATTGTAAAAATCTCAATTACCATGTCCCCCTTTTGTAATGTGGGTCTTTTTATACAAAGCGTGAATGAAGGTTTCAACCTCATATCTAAATTCTTCATCAAATTGGAATGAATCAAATTCCATTTCTCCTTCTATTCTTTCAATCTCAACTCTAAAATTCATGGCTTACTGTCTCTCCTAAGGGTTAGCAGGGTTTTACAAATACAAAGTGTTTGACCACAAAAACAATAGTAGATTACTCTTTGATTAGACTGTTCGTTAGACATTAACGACAATCCTCACAATATCCATTATGACTTAAATCATATACTGGAAAATAACTTCTACACGCTACACACATGAATTTTGGTACCTTCCCCTTTGGCTGGACTGTCATTTAATCCCCTCTTTTTGAAATTGTGATAAACAAGCACCAAGTCTGCAAGAATTATGAATGTTAATTGGTTCTTTACAAACTTGGCAAATATAAAATTCAATCATATACCAATTACCT